CGTGCTCTCTAAAAACAAAGACGAGATCACTCTCATCCTGTCGGTCCTTGGGAAGCTCCTCGCCTTCCTAACCGCGACCGCGCTCCAGGTGGCCTTTGTGGCGCTTGGTGCTGCCATTACCGCCATCGGTACGGCCTTTGATATCGCCGTGAGTGCGGTGGCAGGCTTCATCGAGATGATCGATAAGGTCATCAAGAAGGTAGAGAAACTCATAGACTTAGTGTCCGGCAGTAGCCTTGGCGGTATGTTCAAAGGCCTCTTTGATGGCGCCCGAGCTGAGGGCGGTCCGGTCTCAGGCGGCAAGAGCTACCTGGTAGGGGAGAAAGGACCAGAGATGTTCACCCCAAGCCAGTCAGGCATGATCATCCCAAACAAGTCTCTCGCTACCCAGAGCGCCCCGGCCCTCTACATCACCGGCAACACCTTCCTCTCTGAGGATGCGGCGGAACAGATGGGCGACATGATTATGAGCCGATTGAAGCTATCTAACGCCTTTTAGCCTATGAGTTTCACCGTCACTATCAACGGCACGAATCGAACTAGTAGCATCGTCGCCTCGTCCTTTCGCAAGCGAGATGTTCTTAACCAGCAAATCGACACCGCCAACTTCTCTGTGAGGAAGTATGGCGCTTTGACGTATGAGCCTGAGGTAGGTCATGAGGTGATTGTAGAGAGGAACGGAAACCGCATCTTTGGAGGCGTTATCCTTCGCATCGATGAGAGCATCGAAGCATCCAATATCCTCACCTACCAGGTCCAGTGTGTGGACTACTCGCAGTACCTCAAACGCCGATTGGTGACAGAGCGATATACCAACACAACCGTTGGCGCGATCATCAGCGACATCATCACCAATTACACCGATGACGGCCTCACCGTGGCGGGAGTGGTGGGCAGTCAGCCTATCGAATCGTTCTCATTCAACCGTCTCACCGTGGCAGACTGCCTCCAGAAGCTCGCAGATGCCGTCTCACACGTTTGGTATGTGGACTATGAGAAAGACATCCACTTCTTCCCTAAAAACGCTGAGATGGCGCCCTATGACCTCTCAGACACATCCGGGAACTACATATACAACTCGCTTCAAATCACTGCCGACCTATCGCAGATCAAAAACAGCGTGCTCATCCAGGGAGGAGAGCAGATCAGCGCCTCGCCCCGCACCGAGCTCCACTCCGGTGACGGCACTCGCGTGCAGTTTGCCCTCACGAACAAGTTTGACAGCCTGCCAACTGTGACCGTGGGAGGGGTCCCTCAGACCGTGGGGGTGGAGTACCTCAACGATGATGCCCTGTTCGACGTGATGTGGAACTTCAACGAGAAGTACATCCGCTTCACCGCAGGCAACACGCCAGGCTCAGGCACGAACAACATCGTGACCACCGGCACATACCTCTTCCCGATTGTGGTCCGAGTGCCAGCGCCAGCCTCAATCGCTGAATATGGCACCTATGAGTTTGCGATCACGGACAAGTCTGTGCGGTCTCAGGACGAGGCTATTGAGCGTGCCTTGGCCGAGCTCCGCGTCTACCAGATGCAGCTCTATGAGGGGCAGTTTCGGACCTACAATGACGGCCTACGCTCCGGCCAGGTGATCCGCATCGATTCCACTCAGCGAGGGAAGAACATCGACGTGCTGATTCAGTCCGTTGACGCGAAGATGCGCGACCCACTGGGCAACCAGCTCGAATACACGGTCAAGTTTGCGACCCTCAAATCCATCGGGATCGTCGAGTACCTCCAGGCGCAACTCCGTAGCCAGGAGGTAATTGTGGACGACGCTGAGACCCTGCTTTCCTTCATTCCGTTGGAGGATGAAGCCTCAACCAGCGACAGTATTGATGCTCCTACCTTCACTACCGGCCCGTATGTATGGAGCAATGATGCAGACACAACTCCAAACCGCATGGTGTGGGACTACTTTACGTGGGCGGCGTAGTATAATGTCGATATGAAAGCATTAGATAACGTATCAGCCAGAGGTGTACTCGATATTGAGACCTTTAAGAATGGCCGACTGCTTCGCTCTATCCGCGACATTCCAAACAAAGTGGTGAGCTCAAGTGGCTACGGACGCAACCTTTTCATCCGGCAGTTGGCGGGCGACACTACCTACCCGCTTACGATCACCACAATCTCACTAGGTGACGGTGCGGTTGCTCCTGCCGATGGCAACACTGCCCTCGGCAACTCCCTTGTCAGCGGCTTGGCTGTAACTGAGTACATTGTCGCCAACAACGTGCTCACAATCAAAGTATTTGCCCCCGATGGCGCGGTGGCTAACGATACCTACTCGGAGCTTGGAGTGTTTTGTGGGACTCGCCTATTTGCCCGCATCCTCATCGCTCCCGCCTACACGAAGGATGCCGGTGAGGACACTTTATTTACATACACCTTAACTATCGCGGGGTAGCCGCGTGATACAATTTCACTATGACTATAGCAGTGGGACAAACGGGAAGAGCGTCTGACTTTATTAACCGAGCAGCCCGAAACGCTGTGCCTGCCAATGATGCAGGAAAGGTGGCAAAGCTAGAAAGCGACGCTCGAATTGCCAGTGTGTTTATCGCGCCAGACTTTGGTGATGGTAGTGATGGGAATGTAACGATTTCAAGCCCAACCACGCTGACGCGGGATATGTACTACGACAACCTAACGGTCAATAGTACATTGACTACAGATGGTTACCGGATTTTTGTTAAGAACACCATTTCCGGAACCGGGACGATCCAATGGGGGACACCTAATCCGGGATCTAACGGTGTTGCAGGGACCTCAGGCGTGCCTAGTGGCGCTGGAGGAGCTGGTGGAGCCCAAGGTGGCGCTGGAGAACTCAAAAACACCGCCGGAAGGCTAGGAGGTACTAGGGCACCCGGCGAAAGCGGCCTCAGTCCGGCTGCATGTATTGGTTCGACTTCTGTTGCGGGAGGATCAGGTGGTGGCTCTGGCGCTCCCGCTGGAGGAGCTGGTGTAGCTCCTACTGCCCCAATCCGGAAGTTTGGCATAATCCGACAAAGGACCATTGATCTAATGGACCTCACTGCTGCGCTAGTCCTTGCACTCCTTACACCTCAACCAAGCGGTGGAGCTGGGGGGGGTGGCAATGACGCTGGGGGCTCAGGCTCTGCGCGGCCTTGTGGGGGTGGTGGAGGGTCAGGAGCCACAGGCGGTATCATCTTTATTGCCGCTCGCATTTGGGCGGGAACCTTCACCATCAGCAACGTTGGGGCCGCTGGAGGCAATGGCGGAGGAGCAAGCGGTGGAGGTACATCCAACCAAGGAGGAGGAGGGGGTGCGGGAGGTAATGGAGGCATCAACGTCATCATCTACGCCATCAAGACCTGGACAGGCTCCCACACCCTGACAGGCGGTGCAGGTGGTGCAGCAGGCGTAGGAACCGGCACAGGAGCGTCAAGCGGTGTTGCGGGTAACGCTGGGGCCGCAGGAACCGCATACGAGTTCGATATCGCCCAACTTCTCTAACTTATGCGCCTCTCCAAAGAAACAATTCTGGAGATACTTACAGCATCCGCCGATGGTGAAACGCCTGGCACCATCGCCAAGCGCTTTGGAGTAGACCCTTCAACGGTCAGGCACCACATTGAGGTATTTGAAAACACCTATGGCTCAGTAGATCACGTCTATACGGTCATTCGGTCGGTCCAGCGTATATGCACCCACCCATCGCTCAAGTGCCTCGTTTGTGGCCAAGCGCACGACCACATACACCGACGTGAGCTGGAGGATATAGCCCTCCTTACGACCAAGCTCGACATCGCCAGGGAGGTACTCAAGCGGTACGGCTACGAGCTGGAGTAGGTGCGGTATAATGGTGGTATGAACAATGTCATCCATCCCAACCGTGGCGGATTAGGCCAAAGCAACATACCCACACAGGGGCAAATCGCTATTGGTGATGGCACTGGGAAGTTCACTCTGGTTTCGCTCCAAGCGCTCTTGGATGCCTTCATCCCCCGCTCCCCCACACCACCCGCTGATCCTCAGCTCAATCAACTATGGGTAGATACGTCATAGCCCATTTATCAATTTATATAATTTGCCATGAGACCATTTAACAAATTCAATGCATTCGTTGAGAACATCGCTGAGGGTGTACATAACCTCCAGACTGGAGCCTTGACTTTATTCCTCAGCAATACTGCGCCAACGGCAGCAAACTCCGTACTAGCGGATATTACTCAAATCTCGTACACGAACCTTTCGTCACGTGTACTTACTGTGGCCGCTTCGGCACAAGCGTCCGGAGTGTATAAGCTCACTATCAACGACCTTACCCTTACCGCTAGTGGCGGTTCTGTTGGTCCGTTCCGATACGTTGGCATCTTTAACGACACCCCGACCTCACCAGCAGACCCACTCATCGGATGGTATGACTATGGCTCTTCAATCACCCTTGCAGATGGTGACCAGTTTGTAGTGGACTTTGACGCAACCAACGGAGTACTTACCATCACTTAATACTCTCCACTATGATTTCTACCTACGATGAGCTACTCAACGCCCTAGGCAACAATTCATCGCGATTGGTGATTGATAAAGCCTCTCTTGCAAACGCCGCGGCAGGTCAGATTTTTAGTCTGTGGACAGCCGCAGGTGTACCAGGAGCTGGAGCCGCTCCAGGAGCCGCAGCAAACCCTACGAACGCCACCCTTGGTGCTTTTGGCTTTACCAACCAAACGGCCCCAGTGACGAGCTACCTTGCTTGGCTAACGGTCCAGCACTCAAACTCAGCGTCAAATCTCGAAATTCATGATCGCTTAGCACACATGGGAGGTCTTTCAGGTACAGTGACGACAGCCCAAGGCGCACTCAGCCTCGTCACGAACAACCCTGGCGCTGCGCGGGTTGGTGACTCTAACTACTCAGATGTGCAGTGGTGGCTAGAAATCTATACGTCGCTAGGAGCGACTGGTGTGAACGCAACTGTGACAGTTGAGTACGATGACGCTTCGACCGGCACTCTGCCTGCTATCGCATTAGGGGCAACGCCACGTGCTGGACGACTTTACCCGTTAGTCTCAGCAGTTGCGGGGCGGTTTATCCGAGCAGTAACCGGTGTCACTTTATCAGCGACTACCGGAACCGCAGGCAACTTCGGTATTACAGCCACTCGCCCTCGAACATCGGTCAGTGCCCCCCTACTCAACAAGACTGAGGTGTTTGACTGGCCACAGCTTGGCTTTCCCGAGATACCGAACAACTCATGTCTCATGATGCTGATGGTATGTGCCACCACATCTACTGGCACGGTGCGAGGACAAGGGAAG